AATGGTAAACAAATAATACTATATGTTTCATTTTTTTCTCATTATATCTGCACCTTTAAGACCATAGATAGCACTAACTACACCAATAAAAATTGCTTGATACCAATATGGAAGCTGTTTAAAATACTCAAAAAATAAATTTAGTTTAGTACGAATCTCTGGATCGTCAGAAAACACAGACCAAACCAATAACAACATAGGCATAGATACCAGAATGAGGACAAACTCATCCTTCCAACCATTATCATTACTCTCAATAACTTTCGCTTTGTATTCCAATTCACCATTTGCCATCTTTTCAGAATGAACTGCTTGTGCTGAGGCAATATTCATACGAGTTTCTTGTTTCTTTTTATATATGTGAGAACCAGCATTAACTGCTAATTTGATTGCACTAATCCACATTTTTCTTCTCCTCTAATTTTTCTATTTTAGATAAAGCATCATCTAAGTCTTTAGTACAAAACTCTAATTTTTGCAAACATCTTTTATTAGCAGCATCTTTTGATTTACCTGCATCTTCAAGTTCATTAATTTGTCCTTTTAATATTCTAACTTGATCTTTGTATTCATTTAGAATGTCTACTGAGTTATCGTTATTCATATATAATTTTGACTTTTAATTTTTTTTGTTCTGGGGTTGTGGCTCTATGTATAAGGCTGCCTATTCTTTTTCTTTCATAACCATCACTTGCCATGTAATCTCTTTTTCTATAATTTTTAGACTTAACATCATACCCTTGATACTCTCCAGTTGTAAGGTTTAATGTTACTATATCTACTGGTCCATTACCACCTAAAGGTGTAAATACAATCATATTTGGATCATCAGCTAGACGCAACTGCACTTTTAATTCTTGTGTTAAACCAGCTATATTTGTTTTTCTATTAGCCATAAAGACCTAAGAGTTAAAGTTTTTGAAATAATATAACTATAATTGTAAACATACCACCTATTAATGCTGTCATAGCATAGTACATATGTCTTTCTATTCTTGTAATTTGATTTTCTAGTTGTTTCATTCTATCGTGAGTTTGTTTCTGCATGATACGACAAAGTTTTTCGTGTGATTCTATTCTATCTATTGCAGAATTTTTAGGCATTAGATTGTTTTATCTTGTGTGCAAGTGTATTGCGTTGATAATTTAAATTTATTTACTGTATCTTTATCCATAAGTTCTAAATATTGTATACTTGTATCTAAAGCTACTATCGCACATTCCTTCCAAGTGTCAAAAGTTTCTTGGTACTTTACTGGGTCTTTACATTCCCCTGTAACAAATGAACATACTGAAAGCATAAGAATAAATTTCATAATATTAATACATAGTTAAGCAAGTGAATATTGGTGTGTGTGGAAATACTCACTTGCAGAAAGTTTATATCATTTTAAATGATAGTATCAATAGTGTTTATGTTAAATTTATTTGTGTAAAATTAGAATTAAAAGAAATTATAGTTTTTATTTTATTAGATGTATTAGGTGGTGATCTATGAATAATATGTGCTGGAAAAGTAAATAACTGACCTTCTTCTATCTGTATTTCATCTATAACTTTATTATCTTTAACATCATATAATTCGGTTTTAATATTTTTTTCTGGTAAATTTATATAATAAACATTTGTGTAATTATTGTTTTCGTGGATATGCCAACCATGAGTGTCTTGTTCTTTATAAACTTGATACCAAGCATTTGAAATATCCCAAGATTTACATTTTAATTTAACAGCCATATCATTCATATAAGGTGTAACCATTTTGTAAAAAAAATTTATATATTCTCTTTTGGTTTCTTTGGGTAAATTCCAATCTGTTTTTGAAACAACATCATTACCATTATTTATGGTAGATAATTTCATTTTATTTATTAAAGATAATAATTTATTTTTGTTTTGTTGGTGTTCTTTTATATCGGTTAAAATATAAAAAGATTTTAAATCAAAAAATTTCATAACTTTAATTCAGTTAATTCTCTATTAACTCCTAATGAACCTTTGTAAAAAGTATTAAAAGCTAAACTTATTCTAGTGTTAGAACCTTTTTTATTATCTACTTGATGAGTTGTTGAAGATGGAAACATTATTAGCTGACCAATTTCTACAGGAAACCACCAAGAACTAGAATTGTAAAAGTTATATTTATCACTATTAACTTCGGGTAATAATTGTTGATATTTAATTGGATTAAAAAATTTAATAGTATCATTATTTTTATCAGTATCTAAGTACAATACTCCAGAAATTACTGAATTAGGGTGTTCATGTCTATGATGAAATTGATTAGGTTCTGTAAAATTTAACCAAGATTGAGTTACATAAAGTTGTAAATCATTTGATGGACATATAATTTTATCTAAATAATCCTGACAAGCTATATTAATAAGTTTTTTAATATTTTTTAGTTCTTTTCTATTTAATATATAGTTATCAATGGTGCTTGTATTACCATCATTATTAACAGTATGTTTTTTTTGACTATAAACAAAATCTAATTCTTTTTTTGTAAACTCTTTGTCTATATTTGTCATATAAACTGGAGTTGGAAATATGTTTTGTATTGAGGATTCTTTCATTTAATAACACCAAGAAACAAACGAATACCTTGTTCCTTTTAAAACTGGTTTAACAAGATGTGGATATAAAAATATAGATGGAAATATTATTAAATCTCCAGCTTTAAATTTTATTTCATAATCATCAAACATTATGAACTCACCACCTTTATAATCTTCATTTAAAACAGCAACAATACTTAAAACTGGTATTCCTCTCCTATCTCCTGTAAATAAACTTACAATATGATCACAATGTTTAGACATAATTTGATTTTTGTTATATCTATTAAATCTAATTTGACTAAATCCATTCCAGCCATCAAATGCTTTACCACCTAACTTATCAATAAGAATATATTTCTCTAATGCTTTCCATGTTAAATCATGTAAATCTTGTAGGTGTGTTAAATTATTACCATTAGAAACATCAAGTTCTTTGTTTCCATTTAAAGGAAGATTTTTTAATGTTCTTTGATTTGTAAAAGTATGTTGTTCCCAAGTTTTATCTTTAGATAATTCATTAATAGTTTTATTTAAAATGTTTTTGGGAATCCAATTATTTAAATGTAATATATAGTCTTTTAAACTATTTGATTGTTTTTTTCTATCCACCACACAGATAGTATATATTTATTCTCGCAAATCCCAACTTAAATTTTGTTCATTCCAATCATGCTCTTTATCATCATCTGGATAGGCAACTGGTGCATTCCATTGACAAGTTGTTTCATTTAATACCCAAGATGAAAAAGGTTTTTTTTCCATAAATGCGTCTTTTGTTTGATCATAATAATAACCCACAGCACCATAATTTTTTCTAAAAGGTGTTCCACCTAAAGCATGAACATTACCTCTAGTATTATAAGATGTTTGTTTCCAAATATCATAAGGAGTTTTGTAAAGATCATTTAAAAAATCTACTCCAGCTTGTTCACTTGTAGCAATATCGTTTGATACTACAACTACTTGTTCAACTATGTTTCCAATTCCTAATTTACAAAAATGTGCCATTATGCTGTGTAACTCCCAGATGCGTTAAATGTTAAAACTGTTTTGCCACTAACTCCAGTAGCTACTGTTGGACTTCCAGATACTGTTCCTGTGTAATCTGCGTCAGCCATAGATAAAATAACTACTCCTGTTCCGCCATTACCACCATTTCTTTGTGGAGAGTTTCCACCACCACCGCCACCGCCACCACCAGTATTAGTCGAACCAGATAAAGCATTTCCACCGGGATTAGTTTGTCCACCTTTTCCACCACCACCAGTTCCACCATCTCCTCCATCAGTACCATCTCTATTTGCACCACCGCCACCACCTCTAAGAACAGAAGAACCAGTGATCGCAGATGCTAAACCATCTCCAGCATGAGCATTTCCATCAGTTCCACCAGCTTCTCCAGCACCACCAGCACCTGAGCCAGTTGGATTTGCAGCTTCTGCATTAAAACCTTGATTAGATGTACCAGAACCCGGTGCAGCATTACCAGCACCACCACCACCAGAACCACCAGATATACCTGTTGTTAAAGGTGCAGAAAATCCAGAACCACCACCACCTCCTCCAACAGAAGTTAAAGTAGTAATACCTGTACCAGCTACTGAACTGTTCACTCCACTCGTTCCTTTTTGATTAGGTACACCAGCACCAGCACCTACACCACCTACAGTTACTGTGTATTGATTTCCCGGAACTAATTGTAAAGCTGTTTCAGATGAACCACCACCACCAGAAGTTTCACTTGCAAAAGAATTTCTATATCCTCCTGCTCCACCTCCACCACCTCTATCAGCACCACCGCCACCGCCACCAGCGATACATAAAAAATCTACTGCATAAGATTGAGCTACTTTAAAACTTACATCATCATCTCTAACTGGAATCCAACCTTGCGTTGACCCAGAATAAACTATTTTAATATTTTCACCACTTGTGTTATAAATAGCTTTTGGAGATGTAAAACCTTGAAATTTATTTGAACCTTGATCTAATGTAAGTGCAGCTGTAGCAAAATTTCTTGAAAAATCAACAAACTCTATTTCATCTCCTACACTTGGAGAACCGGGTAAATCAACTTCAAAAGCACCACCAGCTGTATTTATAAAATAACCTTCTCCAGCTGCTGCTGTAAAGTTTGCAGTTTTAACTGCTGCTATCCAAGAAGTTCCACCAGAGTTATCTACAAAAGATAAAGCACCAGAACCATTAGTTTGTAAAATTTGATTAGCTGATCCATCTGCTGCTGGAAAAGTTAAATTATCTATTATTATTTGACCACTACCTTTAGGTAGTATTGCTACACTAATATTAGTATCACCCCCAGATGCAGTAAGTGTTGGTTTGTTTCCTGTAGCGGCATTTGCTAATGTAAGTTCATTAACTGCCGAACTTGTTGCAGTAAGATTTAATAATTCATTTCCTGCAGTATCTAAAATTTTTGTTCCAATTTTAGGAGAAGTTAAAGTTTTATTTGTTAAAGTTTGTGTTCCATCTGTTGAAACATTACCAGATCCATCAACACCAGAATAACTAAAATGTACTCCAATACCATTTGTATTTGAGAATGTTCCATTTGAAACTACATGAGTTACTGGAACTTTAGTATATCCATTTGCATCTGTTACAGCTCCTGTTACTTTAAATAAAGCAAAAGTAGCTGGTGTACCTTCTTTAGTAATAGTTAAAATTCCTCTTGCAGCTCCATTAGATACATCATCCCAACTTTGAACAAAAGAAGATATATCAGCTCCACCATCTTCTGCATCATCTACATATAAAATAGAAACTGAACTTACAGTTCCATTGTTAAAAGCTACTTTACCTGCTCCCGGATCAGCATCAGAAGTTGAGCTGTTCCAAGTCATTGAAAGTTGTGAGTTTGTACCAGCAGCTCCAGTAGAACCTGTATTTCCTGTATTACCTTGAGTACCTTGTGAACCAGTATTTCCAGTATCACCATTTCTTACAAAAGTAATAGATAGTTCGTCAGCTGCACTAAAAGTATTATTAGATGCTAAATGAGCTACTGCTAATTTTACAAAACCACTAGAAGCGGTAGAGGCACCTGTAATTTTAAACCTTGCATAAGTTGATCTATCGTTAATATCGTAGATCATTAGATAACCTCTAATAGTAGATGTTGAATCATCCCAAGTTAAAATATCTGTAGAAACAGTTACACCATTTGCGTCAGCATCATCTATATAAATTTCTGTAGCAGAAGCATATGTACCATTGTTAAATCTTATTTCTCCAGCAC